CCGGCGGTATATTCTTCACTCCCTTCCCTTGCTTAGCATCCCGATTTTCGATAGGCTTTGACGTGATGATGGAGATAACCGGTGCCAATGTACGTAAAGAATACCTTGATGCAACACGTATTAAAATACTCCTACCAAAGGACAATCCTGAAAAATGTATCTTCACTCAAATGCAACATCTGGCAAAGGCAGAGATGTCCGGGATCCAAGCGGTCGGCATTATGGATGAGTGGGACAGAATTGTCGAGTGGGTCGTCTTCAAACCAGAAGTAGTGGTCTCAGCATGGAAGTAAACCTACCCTATCAACTAGATCTGAGAGTATACCAGACAGGAGTCTGGAATTACTTTATGCAAGATCGACCTGGATTACGAGGTATCACAGTATGGCCGAGAAGAAATGGAAAGGACCTAGTAGCCCTCAATATAGTTTTGGCAAAGGCAATTCAAAGGGTGGGTTTATACCTATACATCGGTCCTCTACATACGCAAACCAGGCAGATCGTATGGATGGGTTCTACGAACGAAGGGAGGAAATTTCTCGATTATATACCGCCTCAGTTGATCAAGGCTAAGCGGAACAGTCAGATGGAGATCGAGCTAATCAACGGTTCGATGGTAAAAGTGGTTGGGTCCGATCAGTACGATTCGCTGATGGGCTTAAATTGCATGGGCGCTGTGTTTACTGAATACAGTTTGCAGAGACCTGAGGCATGGGAATACATCCGACCAATGATGTCGGCCAATGGCGGTTGGGCCTTGTTTAATGGTACACCCCGTGGGCTCAACCACTTTTACTATCTTTACAAGATGGCTGTCAAGAATCCTGACTGGTTCTCTGAAGAACTAACCTGTAATGACACTGGTGTCCCGACAAAGCAAGCGATTGAAGAAGAACGTAAGGCAGGGATGAAGGAATCACTGATCAAGCAAGAGTTCTATTGCAACTGGTCAGCTTCAAGTGAAGAGGTGTTCATCCCACTAGACTTTGTGTCGGCTACTGTTAAACCTGAGGCTAGCATAGAGCCTAGGTTGTATGAGTTCGAACCTATCATCCTCGGTTGTGACGTAGCATATGCAGCGTTAGGTGATAAGGCGACTATCTGTTGCAGGCAAGGGAGAAAGGTACATTTCATACGTTGGTATAAGGGCATGGATAACATGGCCTTTGCCAGAGAGATAGCAAGATATATTAAAATCATAAAGGCTCATGCTGTATTCGTCGATGCAGGCCGTGGTGAAGGTGTTATATCGAAACTAGACGAACTAGGCTTTAGTCATCTAGTACGAGGTATTCACTTCGGTGGGAAAGTTTATGAGCCTGGAATACATGACATGAAGGCTCTTATGTGGATCAGAATGTTGGCTTTCTTCCAAGATTTCAACAAACCTGACATGACAGGGTTAGATGATCACCCACATTCGAATGAACCTGTTGAAGAACAATTGATTACTGAACTGTCGACTCCATATCAGATACTGGACGAACAGAACATGATCAGGGTAGAGTCCAAGAAGTCCTTGAAGACACGTGGTGTTAAGAGTCCTGATTTAGCTGAGGGTCTTGGACTGACATTCGCTGAAGAGGTGGATCACGACGAAATGCTTCCCGGTAGGTTGACTGAACTCGGTATTACTCCGGACATTATGAACGAAGTCCTGAGGCATGACCAAAACATAGACTACAATCCCTTACATTATATGGAGCAATTTGATGCGGCAGCAAGTAACTGATTGCATGACCATGTGTGAGGTCTTAGGTATCTCTGGTGCCCATGCTGTGTTGCCTAAAATTGCGATTGAAAGACTGAGGTGGCTGGAATATTGGGAAGATATGGAGATAGCGGATACCTTGAAATACCGATGGGGTGACATGCATGAGCCTAATACTAACAAGGTTGACGAATACACCTGGGAAGAGTGTCCTGTTGACTATGACATGTATGGGGTAATTAATTGTGATTCCGGTCTCTTGGTATCGGAGTTTGCTCTGACGGACTATGCAGGTAAGTCAGCTAGAGTGCACTTCAGCATGCGGCCAGGCCTTGACTCGAGTATAGCAATTCAGTTAGCAGACCAGGTAACAGATACGATATTAAATGATTGGGTCATGGTGGGCGGTTTAGAGACTGCTTATCTGGAAACGATTTTCGGTATTACACCTACAAACAATAGGGTTGCATGCATTTTTGTATTACAGGCAGGATTCGAGAAGATAGGTGTTCTGCCTAACGTTATGGACTACATGGGCGAGGTATCTGATGCCATGTTAACTTACAAAACTCGGAGAATTAAAGATGCCTAAGGGCGATTTTGGAGACTCATTATTTTCGTTTGATTTAACGAATAATCCAGGTGGTGGTAAACCGGTAACAGGTGTACCTAATGTTAATCCGACGGGTGCAGATCACCCACTAGACCCGACACCTGCTGGCGGACCACCGGCACCTAACCCATTCGCATTCCATTTTCCAGAACAACAGGATTTTGGTGCACTATTTGCTCAACAGGCTGCAGATGCTGCGGCTGCACAAGAAGCAGCTCTTAGAGCCGCAGGTGAGCAGCAACGAGACCAACTGTATTCGGATTACCTGAATGCGGCTAGTACCGCTACCGACTTCATCAATTCCGAAATAGCTCGGGAACAGTCCAATGCGTCTTTATTGGGTATTGACTATAGTATTACAGACGAGGGTAAGACTGATAGAATTTCTAATTACTTTGCCTCAATTTGGGGTGAAGGCGACCAGAGTCAGTTGGAAGGTCTGTTCTCCTTATGGGGCAACCCAGCTGGATTTAGCGGATTTGATTTAGAACGGGGTGACGCAGCAGGTTTTGCTGGCCCTAAAGAACTTCCAGGAGATTCAGGAGTCGCTACTACTACAGGTACTAGGCCTAAGAAAAAGGCTTTAACTTCGGAAGAAGAAACATTAGGTAGCGCTACGCTACTGGGAGCGTAATATGGGCGGAAAAGGCGGGAAAGCACCAGCACCACCTCCGGTAACAAAGTCACCAGAGCCTGATTTAGGCCCCATGTTAGCTATGATGCAGCAAATGATTGGTGTAATGGGTCAGCAACAGCCTTTGCCTCCTCAACTTCCTCCGTTACCGGAAATTCAGAAGGTAATTCCCATCGATTTTGGAGAAAGGATCGAAGGTCTTCGGGAACGTATGAGTGCCAGTTTCAATGCAGCACAGTCCAAGCAAAAAGGTAGATCAGATACCGTACTTACCTCGTCTTTATTAGACGAGGAGGATGACGTTACTACTAATTCTTCCCTGTTATCTGGATCCACGTAAATGCCACGAAAAAAGTATACTTACGCTAAGGTCACTGCTAGTCAGTCGGAATTGATTACTGAGCGATCTGAGTGGGAAGCTGAATGGAGGCAAATTAGTGATTATTTGCTCCCAGGTCGCGGCATCTACCAAACTTACAATAAGCCTCGCAAGAGAAAGTTGACCACCCCCAACATTATCAACTCAGTTGGTGAGGATTCACTGACCGTATTGACTTCAGGTATGCATGGTCGCTTAACGTCTCCAGCCATGCCTTGGTTTAGGTTGAGTTGGGGCGATGGTCGGCTTAATGTCATAGAACAAACTAAGGCGTGGTTGCAGCAAGCTGGTGATTTGCTTCATAAGGGACTACATATAAGTAATTTTTACTCTATCATCAATAGTTTCTACACTGAGTATGCAGGCTTCGGGACAGGATCCATGTATGTGGGGGAAGATACCTATGATGATTATATACCATTTCGGTTTGAGTTGCTGACAGCTGGAGAATACGCCTTTTCAATTGGTCCTGATGGAAAGCCCGCTGTGTATACTCGAACCATTTTTCTGACACCCAGACAACTAGTGGCTCAATTCCCTAAAACCGCTAGTAAAGAGGTAAAACTTGTAGTATCCGAGAATAGAGCAGGTGCAGATACCACTTATTTGACTGTATTGGAATACCTAATAAAAGAACAATATAAAGGTATGGATTACTATATGATTCGATATGAGTTAAGTTCTCCTGGGTCCAATCAAAGTAATGTATCTGTACCTGATATGACTAAAAGTCCCTTATCTGAGGATGGATTTAATGAACATCCGTATCCCACAGCACGATGGAATACAATTGGGTCAGATACTTACGGTATAGGACCTGGATCAAGAGCTTTGCCGGACATTAAGCGGCTTCAGGAAATGGAAAAAGCTTTTTTAATGGCTACCCACAAGTCCATTAACCCGCCGCTTAATGCCCCGGCAAGGATGAAAGGTAAACTTAATTCCTTACCTGGAGGAATGAACTACTATGCCAATCCTCAAGAGACAGTCAACGAACTTTATCAGATTAAATTCGACTATCAGGGTGTTTCCGCCGCAGTGGAAAGAGTGGAAGAGCGTATCCAACGTAATTTCTACAATGATGTTTTTCTCACGGCGACTAGAGATCCAAATGCATCCCCGCTTAAAGCCACACAGGTAATAGCTCAAGAACAGGAGAAAATGTTTCGATTAGGTCCTGTAGTAGAGAGATTGGGATCCGAATTCTTTACTCCTATTATTGGTCGAAGTTTTCACATTATGCATCGTAAAGGTATGTTTCCTCCTCTGGCTCCTGAGTTTGAAGATGCTATTGAGGATATGACCATAACTTTAATCAGTCCTATGGCAATTGCTCAACGAACGGTTAAGAGTCAAGGTGTAGATGCTTTTATGGGTTTCATTGGCCAAGCAGCACAGTTTGATCCAACTATTGTGGATAACCTAGATTCGGATGAGGCAGCTAGACAAAGAGCCGATATTGAAGGTGTCGATATAGGCATACTTCGACCAGAGGCTGAGGTGAAGAAGATTCGGGATGATCGAGCTAAGGCTGAGGCACGAGAACAGCAGAAACAGGATGCTTTAACAGCACAGAATATGCAGAATGAAACAGGTCCTGCTGGTGCTACTACGAGAAAAACGAATGCGGAGGCTGGGCAGGTACTTGCCGAGACTCAACTAACAGCCCAACAATCTGGGCTATTACAATAGGAGAAGGTAATGAAAAAGCTAGTAGTAGTTGGTGCAACTGCAATGGTGTTGCTGGCTAGCGGATGTGGCACGATCAAGTCCAAAGACTATACGGACATGGCTGTCAGAGCCGCTATTGCAGAAACACAGAATGCATCTTTGCAGCAAGCAAATGATGCACAGAAAAGTCTGCGTGCGGAACGTAGTGAAGCACAAAGACTGTGGATCGAACAGCAGCAATTTTTGGATGGTCGACGCTCACATAGACCGGGAGGTGCCTAGCCATGCGGATATTAATTCAGACGTTAAAGTATTCAGGTTGCCTCTCGATAATCATGGCCCTGTCGATACTCGGTGGTTGTGGTCAGGGCGATACGTCGAGCGGGACAATCACCACCTTGACTGATCCGAATTCAAATGTCATAACCGTAATTGACCTTAAAAAGGATAAAGGTCCTGGAGGGATGTTCTGATGGAATCTGCTAAGGTTGAAAAAAGAGAAAAGGCCGTAACTTTGACGGATATAACTGAACAAGTACGAGAATTGGTAGATTTTGCCAATCTTGTTCGAGTAGAGGTTGAGAGTACCTACAGTTATTTACATGGAAGTGAGACTGCGCCAGCGTCATCCCCACCGGAAGAAGTAGAACCATCAGCTATGATTCCACGTTTGAAGGTTACACTACTCAAACTTCGTAATCAATTGCAAGATATTCAGCACGCGAATACTGCTATGGATAACTACTTGCGGTAGATCATGAAACAATGGATGCTTGATTGTGGACTGGCGGTGGTAACCGTTGTTATCATCGTCAGTTTCTTTACGGCAATAATATAATGGCTAAATCTGACAAAGACGAATACGAATTATTGGTAGCAAATACCAAGCATATCTTGGAATCCCAAGGTGGACGAGATGTTATTTGGCACATGTTATCTCTCTGTGATTTGTATACTGATGGATTCACAGGAGATTCCAGAGAATCTTACATCTCTGGTAAAAAATCTGTAGGATACGGAATATTACAGTTGTTGGAAGATGTAGATCCAGCAGCTTATGGTAGACTTTTAATAACACAACACGAGGTGCAAATAGATGACTGATCCAGCACACCTGGCTGCAACGCCAGCTGTAACACCTGCCGCAGCTCCGGCTGCTATCCCACAAGCAGCCCCGGCGGCTACACCGGGTGCACCTCCGGCGACCCCTCCGGGTACTACGCCGTCGGTGGCTGCGCCAGTTCCAGCAGCTGCGCCTACTCCAGCTGTTGCTCCTACACCCGCAGTTCCTCCCGTAACTCCGAAGGAACCTGTAACCGAACCAGTAGTGCAAACTACTCCGGCACCTACACCCGCTGCTGAGCCGGACCCAGATCCGTCTGTCAGAGTGGTACCAAAGGTCGACGGGTATGTTTTGCCTGAAGGTGTGCCACAAGAAATGGCACAATTTGCTTTTGATAATGATATGACTCAAGCACAACTTGACTCATCATTAACTCAGTTCAATAACTATGTTGCTGCTAGTAAGGGCATAGAACAGCAAGTTTTAAAAACTGCTGGAGAAGAGCTGGTTAAGGTGTGGGGAGATAAAGCTGATCATAATTTGTCAATAGTACGAAGAGCCCTGAAACAGAATGATCCGAAAGGAGAACTGTCTAAGGTATTGGATACTACCGGTTTCGGTAATCATCCAGCTGTCCTAAACTTCTTTCTGCAATTGGGAGACCAGATGCAAGAAGGCGGTTTTCTACGAAGCTCAGTTAACACACCTCCAGGTAAAAAGACTGCAGCGCAAACTATGTTTGGGGATAAACACCCGAGCTCACAATCTTAGGAGATTTAACTCATGGCCTATACACCATATACCGGAGGGGAACTTCCGAATTTGGTTAATGTCACTAAACGTATGGATCCCGATGGTTCTGTTGCGAAAATCGCAGAATTGTTGACTCAATCCAATCCCATTATCGCAGATATTCCTCTCATCGAGGGCAATCTGCCTACCGGTCATCGTACTACGATCCGTTCTGATACGCCCACTCCGACATGGCGTAAGTTGAACTATGGTGTGCGACCGACCAAATCAAACACTACCCAAGTCGACGACACAATCGGTATGCTGGAAGCATTCACCGAGGTTGACAAAGATCTGGCGATGTTGAATGGTAATTCGGCCGAATTCCGGATGTCTGAAGATATACCACATATCGAAGGCATGTCCCAGTCAATGGCATCGACTGTTTTTTACGGCGATACAGCGGTTAACCCCGATCGGTTCTTGGGGCTGGCGCCTCGTTATGACACCCTGGCACTGGCGGGTAAGCCTACCGCTACCTTGGGGTCATCTGCCCTTCCTAATATCGTCAGTTTCGGCGGGTCTTCGGGTCTTACTTCTCTGTGGTATGTCGTGTGGGGTGAAAGCACGGTTCATGGAATTTTTCCGAAAGGTTCTCAAGCCGGCCTGTTGACCGAAGACATGGGACAGGTAACCCTGGTAGACAATGATGGTGGTCGGTTCATCGGTTTCCAGAGCCACTATCAGTGGAAAATGGGAATGGTGGTCAGAGACTGGCGTTATATTGCCCGTCTGTGTAACATCGACATTGCTCAACTGAGCGACGCTACTCACCAGGCTCAGCTGTATGCTGATATGATTAAAATCATGCATGCTGTCCCGGCTGCTGGTCGAAATCGTGGCACATTCTATTGCGGCGCTGCTGTTCAAGCTATGCTTGACCTGGCAGCGGTTAACAAAACCAATGCAGCTCTCGGTATGAAACAGGTATTTGGCGAAGAGGTTCTGACCTTCCGAGGTCGTCCGATTCGTGAATGCAATGCCATTCTCGAAACCGAAGCGACTATTTCCTAGGAGGGAATCATGATTCTAGACAACAACACATTGTTTGGCGACAAATTGGCATACGACGGCTCAATTGCTACAATTGACCTGGGTACTGCAAATCCGGGTAAAGGCAAGCCTATCAAGTGCTTTTTCATTGCTCATTCGGCCATGACTTCTATGACCGCCATCGCTGTCCTGGACGCTGCGGTACTGCCTGCAGACGAGGCAGTAATGACAGTTGTGGGGCTTCCTGGTGTAGGCGAGACGATTGAATTCGAATTGCCTTCGACTGTTTTGCAATTCGTAACTATCGCCCTTACTGCCGCAGCCGCCGGGAATTTCTCCGCCGGTATCGTTCTGGAAGGTAATCAAACTAACGTCTAACTTTAACGGGCAAGAGAGACCTTCGGGTCTCTCCTCTGCCTGGAGAATTGTTTATGAAATGTTTATGTAAAGCAACTTGCCAGATTCGTATAGACGGACAAATTACCTTTGTTGAGGCAGATGACGTTATTGAGCTTGATGAACTACCAGACAACGGTTGTTTCATGTCTCTGGAAGATGATGGTTATGCGGTAGACTTTATTACTGCATCCAGAGAAGAGTTAATGTCTGTTAAATGGAAGTTTTCAGATGCAGCAAAGGCAATTTTCGATGCTTATAGAGTAACAATAAGACGAGAAGATGGGGATAAAAAATCGGATGTTGTAGAAGCTATCTTGGATGCTCGCTACCGTGCTATAGATACATCAGTAGTCAAGCAGAACTAAAATGTCGCATTACTCTAAGGTAAGTGTTTGCAACATATCGCTCAGCATGCTGGGAGCTGATTCGATACGAGATTTTGATGAGTCCAATAAACGAGCCAGATTAGCGGATGTTCTGTATGAATCCAGTAAGGACTACCTGTTATACAAGTTTGATTGGCCTTTTGCTAGGGCTTATAAGAATTTACAAGAATTGGACTTGAGTACAGAAGATACTCCTCCGGGATTTAAAGCCTACCAGTTACCTAGCAACTGTGTTGTAGCTCGAGATATATTTCCATTAGGTAGCAAAGATCAGTGGGAGGTAATGGGAGAAAGGGTGTTTACTATTGACACAGCTACTAGCATGGGGCTGTATTACACCAGAGATGGTGTGGATCCCAGTAAATTTTCAGATACATTTGCTCAGCTGTTAGCGATATTCATGGCAGTTAAGCTAAGTCCGCCCATCACTCAAGATGCTAAGATGACTGCTGAGTTACACAGGCAATTCACGATACAGATAAGGGAAGATTGGGAAGCAGATGCTAACGTGGGTAATACCTACCGAGAGTTCAACGAAGACCCCAATAACGATTCATTTGTGTATCCTCCTGGTGTAGATGGCAGTACATAGACTTAAGCATTCCTTTTCTTCAGGGGAAGTAAGTCCTCTTATGTCTGCACGTCTGGATTTTTCCAGATTTACTAATGGGTGCAAAAAACTATTAAATATGGTATGTACCACCCAGGGACCCGCTACTAGGAGATCAGGGACTCAGTTTATTTATGACCTTAATAGTATAGGATTTGACCCTGCTGATCCTCAAGTTCGCCATATTCCGTTTATCTTTAACGAGATTCAAGCGTATACAATGGTGTTCTTTATGCACACAGACGGATTTCCCAGAGTGGTATTCGGAACAGGTAATGGATTACTAGTTTATCCTGATCCTGTGCCTGAAGTCTGTCCTCCTACCCCAATCTTTCAAGACCTATCTTATGCCGGTGCAGGCACATATAACATAGACTACCCACTTACTCACATTAATCAAATAAAAGTAGAACATGATGATGGTGTAACTAAAACTGTATTTGTAGAGACAACCGATTACACACTCAATCTGGATACCCCATCTGCAGGATTACATGATTTAGTTATAACAAGAGGTTCTCCTACTGGCGACACATTAAATGTGTACAGACGCAATGCAGGCATTAGTCCTGGAGATATTGTAGAACTTATACTACCCTCAACATGGGATGTAGAGAATTTTGACTGGGCTCAATCTGCTGATGAAATGTATATTGCTCAGTCTGGGCTATCTCCACATATTATCAAACGATACGGACCCGATTGCTGGGAATTATCCGATCCTACTTTTGTAGAACAGCCTGTTGATTGGAGTGATGCTAATGGGTGGCCTGAAAGAGTTACCTTTCACCAGCAAAGATTGGCATTTGCCGCTAATGTAATACGTAGACAAACGGTATGGTTGTCTAGAGCAGGAGACTTTAATTCGTTTGATCCAGCTACAGGAGCCGGTGGAGATACTCTGGATTCGGATGCAGTAACCTTCACCTTAGACTCAGGTACACAAAATAAGATCATATGGATGCTATCTGCTAAAGGCCTGAATATAGGCACTATAGGGAATGAGTGGACCGTAGTAGGTGCAACCAGAACAGCTTTAACGCCTAGTAACATATTAGCTCAAAGACAAACTAATCATGGTGGAGAACAAAACAAACCACTCATGGTGGGTATCACCACGCTGTTTATGGAACGTCATGGGCGAGCTATCAACGAATTTGTTTATGATTTCAATGTTGATAGTTATAAGACCTCCGATATGTCTGTAC